TGAATAGATGGCCGTAGCGCCTGGCCACCAAGGCGATTGCTTCTTCGTCGGTCAGGTGCTTGTGTCCCTGCTCCTTCGAAGCCGCCACCCTGGCGGCTTCCTCATTTAAGAGGAAATCCACAACACGCTTGCCGTGGTCGTCGAGAGTGCGGTACTTGTCGATGAGTTGAAGTTCATCGGAAGTGACCGGTTTAGGTGAAACAGAGGACATTTCATCTCTGAAGAGGAAGTTTGCATCGACACCAAGTACAGATATGAATTGGGAAATGCGATACATATCCGGCTCAGTCTTTCCAAGCTCATAGCTAGAAATAGTAGCCTTCACAGTACCAGTACGTTTTGCCAATTCATCCTGTGTCAAACCGCAAGACAAACGAGCTTCTTTAAGACGATCTCCAAACACTTTCATCACCCAAGGACATTGTAACACGATGAGAAGAGTTTGTCAATAAAAATGTCAGAAGAAATGCGACAAATCTATTGACAGGTCAATAAAACCGTGATATACTAGCACCGAAGTCAGGAAAACATTGACATGTATAGGGGGAGAGATATGAACATCGCACAAATGAACGGAAATGTCCCGGGGAATATCGAGCGAATTATCGATGAGAAATGCCTGAAAAAGAGCTCGATTGCAAAGAAAGCCGGAATGAAACCGCAAGAGCTTACGGATATGCTGAATGGAAGGAAACTTATTAAGGTCAAGGATATTATGACCCTCGCTCAGGCACTTCAGGTAGATATGAACGAGCTTTTCAAAACCGAATAGGAAGGGGACGCACGATGAACGGCAAGACGCTGGATGACCTTGAACTGGAAGTGGAAACGGAAAAGGCACTGGACGACATTATGCAGGATGCGGAAGCGCAGAGAAGGCTTGCGAAACTGCGCAGAGCCTTTGAAGAGGCCGGTGCAATGATGGGGTTTGCGGATGCTGGCTCAAAACCGGTTGTGGTAGAAGTACTCCCGGACGGCGAAGCCCAGGACGACGAGGACGAGCACGCCGAGAACCTTTAGGACGATCATGAGGACACCACCTTTCAAGTAGATTGTATCACATAACAGATGGAAAGACAAGGAAGTTTGGGAAGGGAGGCGGAGGAAATGAACGAGAAAATGGCGCGGCTCCATGAACTGCGGAAGTATGAGAAGCTGCTGACGCGGCAGGAGTACATGACACTGCGCGGGCAGATCATTGCCGGAGACGCGGACGGAGCCAGGCGCGGCCTGGTCAGAATCATAGGCATTAACGAAATCTTGAAAGGAAAGGAGGGAACGGAATATGAGAAGGTACGAGCGGATCATGCGTGACATTGAGCGCGGGCTGACGGACGAGCAGCTTGCGCGCAGATACCCGGAGAGGGGCGAAATGCCGGGCGAGAACCGGCAGGCCGCGACGATCGGGTGCATGCGTTGCTATCGCAAGGCGCACGACGGCGGGCTGAGCGAAGGCACGTTTCAACTATAAAGAAATTCGATGGAGGGATTTAAGAGATGGGCGTGTTTATGAAGGGCATGACGAAGGAACAGCTTCAGGAGCGGATCAATGACTGGGCGGAGGAAATGGCACTGAGCACGGACGAGCGGCACAGGAAGGTGTGCAGCGAGCAGATCGCAAGGTATCGTGCCGAACTGGAACGGAGGAAGGAAAGCGATGAATAAGTACGCCATGCTGGTGAACCCGGAGAAGATCGGCAGAAGGTACGAAATCAAACTGATGCCGATGCGCCTGCCGGAAGAGGACACGAAATACAGGCGGCTGCTGAACAGCGGATGAACGCAGGTTGGATTTGTGGAAAGCGACATGGAGCCGAGGGACATCCAGCAGAGCATTGCCGCGCGGGCAATCGAGAAGGCGGAGCGCCTGGAATCCAAGATGACCATGATTCACGCGCTGAGCGGGGAGATGTATGAGCGAGATGCGCAGATATGACCGAATCATGCAGGCCATCGACGAGGGCAAGACCGACGAAGAGCTGGCCGAGATGTTTCCGGACAAGACGATCACAAAAAAGTCTGTGCTCAAGACAATGCACATGTACAGGTTGGTGCACGACAAGAAGACGTGCAAACACAAGAGCCTGCAAAACTGCGACCGGCAGCTGATTATGGAGCTGTACATGGCATGCACGGGAGGAGAAAAGGAATGGAAGCAGCAAGGGTGATTAAGCTGGTGGGCGGCGGCACGGACGCACTGAGAACCGCCATCGAAAGCGGCGTGATGAGCGTCGAGGCCCGGCGCATGGCTGAGCGCGTGCTGAAGGAGAACGACATCCTGAAACGGAGACTGCGGGAAGTCGAAGCCGAGAACCGAGACCTGAGGGTGCTCAACCGGAAATATCGCGAGATGGAGATGCGCACGATTCGGGCGGCGGTGGACGCGCAGGAGGGGTCGCAGGCGCGGCGCGACTGGCACGTGACGATCACGGTGACGCTGTTCGCGGCAGGCGCGCTGGCGGCTATGCTGCTGACCGTGGCGGCACTGCTGAGATAAAAAAGAACGCTCCCGCCTGCTGCCACAGACGGGAGCACCCCCAAACAGAGTTATATACCACACAAGGAGGATACCACACATGGACGCGAATGTCAAGTGTGAAAGCAGAATGGACGATATGCTGAGGCGATACGGCGAGGTGTGCACGCGGGCAATGGCGGCGCACATCCTGAACCGCCACCCGAACACCATCATGGCAATGCTGGACGACGGCAGGCTCAGGCGCGCGTGCGGCGGGAAGCAGGTTGACGTGCGGAGCATCTGCGAGTACATCGAGATGCCGGAGAGCGACCGCGTGACGCGGCTGCGGAAGCGGCGGGAGAAGGCGGGCGTGGCCTGCAAATACTACGTGTGAGGGCAGAGAGATGTACAGAACGAAGACGCGATACGAGCGGCTCAAGGCACAGGGACTATGCGCGAGGTGCAAGACGCCGACAAACAACGGACACGTCTACTGCGACGCGTGCCAAGCGCTGAACGCGCAGTACCTCAGGGAGCACGCAGAGCAAATAAACGAGCTGAGCCGGAAGCGATACAGGAAAAGGCGGGACGAGAGCTTGTGCTGCATGTGCGGGAAGCCTGTGAAAAACGGGATGTCCAGATGCGAAGAATGTATGCCAAGGCACAGAGAGATAAACAGGAAGAGCAGCGCGAGGAGGCGGGCATGTGACCGAGCAGGAGTACAACCGCAACATCAAGCGGATTGAAAAAGCGATCAAGCGCGACCAGATGGTCTACGGGCTGGGAATATGCCCGCACTGCAAGTGTCGCCCAGTCGAAACGGGGCGTATGAGATGCGCTGTCTGCGCGGAAAAAGAGAGCGCACGCAGCAAAAAGAAGTGGATACGGAAGAAGGAAGCGCGCATCGCGGGGATGCCTGAGAGCGAAGCACGGGATATGGCCGTGGCGCTCATCGGCCTGGCGAGGGCGATTGAAGAGTATCGGAAGCTGCCGTATGAACGCGAGGTGACAGTGAAACAGCTTCGGCGGGCGGCGGATATGATCGTTGCGGGAGAAAAGCGGAAGGAGACGGGAAAGTGCCAAAGGGCATGACATCGGCGCAGTACATGCGCGAACGCAGAGCGGAGTTCAGGGCGCGCGGAGGGTGCGCCGAGTGCGGCAGACCTACGCTGCCCGGCCGAACGAAGTGCAAGGAGCATGCGTTGTACCGGGCGGCATGGGAAGAAAAAACGAGAGATGCGCGAATAGCTGCGGGGCTGTGCGTTGCCTGCGGGAAGAGACCGCCGAAAGAGGGCAGGCGGCAGTGTGAGGAATGCATTGAGCGAGATAGCGCAAGAGGCAAGAAATGGCGCGAACGCCAGAAGGAGAAGCGACAGTGTACAAAGGCATGACGGCTACGGAGTATATGCAGAAGCGAAAAGCGCAATTCAAGGCGGCGGGGCTGTGCGTGTACTGCGGAAAACCTGCGCGACAGGGATTCTCGCTGTGTAAAAAGTGCGCACTGCGCGAAGCGGAACGGTCGGCGAATAGGAAGAAAAGGCTGATGGATGCAGGATTATGCTACGTCTGCGGCAAGAGACCACCGGAAGAGGGGAAAAACCTGTGCGCAGAATGTGCGGAGCAGAGCAGAGCACGCTTCAGGACGTGGTACGCGAAGCAGAAGGAGAAGACGGCATGGAGAAGATGAGTGACAAGGAGCTGACCCAGGCGCTGCGGACGCTGGCGCAGGCAATGGACGAGATGCCGGGCGGCTATGGCCACAACACGGCCGAGCCGCTGAGGGCTGCGGCCGACCGAATTGTACAACTGGCGCAGGCCAATCACGATATACGGCATCTGTGGTACAAGGACAAGGAGATGTGCGAGATCTGCGCACACAGATGCACCAACACGGAGGTTGATTACTGCTCGGACTGCGACCGGGAGTGTATGTGCATGGCATGTGAAGGCGAATGCTGGGAGGAGCAGAGCGAGTGACGAAGCGCGAAGAACGGCTCGCCAACGGGCTGTGCGTCCGGTGCGGGAAACCGCCGAAGGCAGGCTGGCAAATGTGCGAGCAGTGCGCGCAGAAGCAGCGAGAGGCCGTGAGAAAGGTACAGAATGCGCGGAGAGCCAATCATCGGTGCGTGCAATGTGGCGGGTCACTGCGGGACGCGGAGGGGAAGATACCCATGCGCGAGACAGAGGACGGCTACAAGGAATACGTCACATGCGCAAAGTGCAGGGAAAAAGAGAAAGAATACGACAAAAAGAGAAGAATGGCGAGGGCGCTTGAAAGGAATGGTGACGATGGCTGAATTTGTGGAAGTGATGAGACAATTTGGAAGGTTATGTAAGGAATGCTCTAAACTGGGTCAAGAAGGATGGGGGTGCGATGAGTGCCCGTTGGCGCGCGGCAATAACAATCTGGAACGAGATGGGTGCGACTATATGCCGACGACAAGCGGTAACGACGACAATCTGGTTAAGGTAGAGCAGATCATCATGAACTGGGCAGCGAAGCACCCAACACGCTATCCGACGTGGCGGGAGTGGCAAGAGAACATTTTCCCGGATAGCTCATTGCAAATATCGCCGTGCATATTTGGCAACGAGAATGAGTTAGCTTGCGGCAGCACTACATGCAAATGTTGTGCTGATAGACCTATTCCTGCAAAAATCGCGGAAAAACTGGGAATTAAGCCGATTGAGTGAGGAGGCAAATAGCGATGGCTGAGACGCTGCATGAGATGGCCGTGAGGATGGTAGGAGATCGCTGCACACTGGGGTGTGCCGGTTGCCCGGCGAAAGCGCTCTGGGATAAAGACGACATCTGCCTGATGAGGCTGATGTCGAAGACGAAAAACTGCGAAGAGCAGATCGAGGGGCTGCGGGCATGGGCGGAAGAGCACCCGGTGCCGAGGTATCCGACGTGGAAGGAATGGCAAAACACTGTTTTTCGCTATGCGGCCTTGCAAGTGAGGCCCTGCCATTTTATGGACAAGTTAACTTTGCAATGTGGAGGTAATCCGAGCGAAGAATGCTTAACATGTTACGAACACCCCATCCCTGCCGACATCGCCGCGAAGCTGGGGATTAGGCCGATTGAGGAGGTGCCAGAATGATTTTTGGATCGATCATCGGGATATTTCTGTGGTTCGTGGTCTGCGCGCTGACGATGGGATCAAAGAGGAGGTAGGGCATGAGCGCGATGTTCTGCATTGTTATGTGCATCATCCTGTTATACATGGCAATTGAATCAAGGAGGATGTAAGCCATGAGCAATAGGCTGAAGCCTTGTCCGTTTTGCGGAAATACACGCCCCAGGATACATGCCTGCGAGTACGATAAGACGCTGTGGATCATTACCTGCAACGGATGCCAGTGTGAGTACACAGTTGCGCGAGTGAGCGCGTACAACCTGATCGGCAGCACCAGCACCACCCACACCCTTAAGAGTAATCATGATGCGGTGATCGACGGTTGGAATAGGAGGGATTATCATGAGCAATAAGCCAGCGCCGAGATGCCCGGGATGCGGAAACGAGATGGAGCTGATGGAGCTTGAGCACAACGCCTGGCGATATAGCTGCGACGATTGCGGCTGGAGGTCGCCTGCGGTACACGGGCCGGGCAAGGAGGGCAAGGATGCGGCCTACGACAAGGCCATGAAGCGGTGGGAGCCGATGCATATGCATACGACGGGTAAATGGATCAGTGTTGATGAGAGGATGCCAGAACCCGGACAGCGAGTTATCGCAGCATTTGGCGGCTGCTTGTGGAGCGTAGATATAGCGCAATACCTTAATGACAAATTTGCGAATTGGGACGGCCAAAGAGTGGAGTGCATCACCCACTGGATGCCGCTACCCGTGCCGCCGAAGGAGGGAGAATGACATGGACGGAGACCTCATCAGCAAGAAGGCGCTGCTGACAGCACTGGTCGAAGCCTATGAAAGCGTGCTGGAACCGGAGGAGCCCAAACAGGGTATGGAGTTGGCGATTGAGATTGTGCGAGAGGCTCCCGTTGCGGACGCGAAGCCGGTGAAATATGGACGAATTGTTGAGGACTGGAAAGACCGGAAGAAAGGCAAGATAAAACGCGTGTTTACGTGCTGCAATACGGATTTTACGGATTTAACGCAATGGATGAGACCGCGGTATTGCCCAGATTGTGGAGCGAAGATAGAAGGGGAGACGGAAAGAAAATGGCTGAGCCAAGAATCCTGAGGAAACGATATATACCGAAAGCCACGCCGAAGGAGAGGAGCAAGCAGCTTGCAAGGTTTCGGTGGCAGATGGAGGTACGCAAAGTATACGCGATAATGCAACGGCTGATGAGTTACTGCGAAGAAGGAGAAGAGGACGATGGCTGAGAAAGCCTGGATGCGGCGCTGGGACGGCTGGCCGGTGAACAAGCGCAAGTGCAGGCGCAAACAGCGAGTGCGCGCGACGTGGACAAGGTGGCTGAGGGAAAGGAGAAGGAAAGAGAATGGCTGAGCCGGGATTTCTGCGCGGGCGCGAGTGGTACAAAAAGCCGAAGGTGCAGGGGCGCGGCAGGAAGCGCGTGAAGCAGATGAAGAGGGCGTGGTGGCGCGTGTGGCGCGCGGATGTCGTGCTTGTAGACGTACCCTATGGAGACTGGATTGAACAAGAGATAATAGTCAAAAACGCGCCGGAAGAATTTAGAAAGAAACTTGAGGCATGGAAATGGGTGATTTGATCAAGGCAGAACAGAGGATAGCAGAACGAAGGGGCAAAAGCAATTTGCAGAAAGATGCGAGTGGAGGATGAAGAATGATGATACAGATCAACCTGTGGTGGTTTCTGGCGGTGCTGCTGGTAATGGGATTTGTCGCGTATATCATCGGGCACTGCGCGGGGAGAGACGAGAGCCGGGAGCGCGCGGAGGTGCTCAAGACGGTGCAGTTGCTCACGGAGAGAGGGCTTGTTGCGCTGGATTCGGACGGAAAACTGACCGTGGACGTGGAGGACGTTGAGAAGCTGCTGGCGGCAAGAAGGGAGATAAGCAGGCAGGATGAAGACCAGTGACCGCAGCGCAAGCACACGCGCGAACTACGCGATGTACAAGGCACACGGGATATGCGTAGTGTGTGGGCACGAGGATGCAATGCCAGGCATCACAGCATGCGTCGAATGCCGGGCGCTACGCAACGAATGGAGCGCAAAGTGGCGTACAACACATGCCGAAGAAAACGCACGGCGCAAGGAAGAGGAGTACAAAAGGCTCAAAAACGAGGGCAGGTGCGTGAGCTGCGGCAAACAGGCCAGACCGGGGAAAACACTGTGCGAAAAATGTGCGCGAAAGAAAAGTATACGAAACAGGCAAAGGTATGTGCCTGTGTTTAAGCCGCAGGAACAGTGCAGATGGTGCGACAAGCCGACGGTTGAAGGGAGAAAGCTATGTGCGGAGCACCTGGCCAAGATGCGCGAGGTGATGGCAAGGGCACAGCTCGCGAAACAGCAAAGGAGGGAAATGCAAAGTGACAGATGAGCGCAGGCGGCTGATTGAAAGCCTGAGAAAGTGCGGCGGTGACGATTTGGACTGCTCCGGGTGCATCATGAAAGAGGAAAAGTACATTAAACCTCAGAGCGATGATGAGTATACGACATGCTACGACAATCTGATGAAGCTCGCGGCAGACGAACTCGAACGAAGCTGCATTGAGGCGAGAGGAAGTGCGAGGGATGACAGACGAACAGAGAAAGAAGAAAAGAGAAAAAGAGCGGGAAAGATACGCATGGTATAAATCTCATGGCATATGCGTGAAATGCAAAAAAGAGGACGCGGAGCCGCCGTACACTATGTGCCTTGTTTGCCGCGGAGATGAAGCAGAGCGAAATCGGGCGTACAACATGACACACCTAAAACAGCAAAGCGAATACAACAGAGCACGTCGGGAGAAAAAGAAAAAGGAAGGCATATGCGTTATATGCGGGCGGGAACCGGCAAGCGGCGGGCGCACTTTCTGCGAGGAGTGCAGAAAAAAGAAAAACCTGGAACAGCGGAGACAATACCAGCCGGTCGTGAAGCCGTATGGGGAATGCAAATATTGCACGCAGCAGGCGGTAGCGGGGTTTGCGTTTTGCCCAGAACACCTTGAACAAGCGCGAAAAAGAGCGGAGCATGCAAGAACCAGAAGAAGCGAAAGCCCGAGAATACGCGAAATAAAAGCGTACTGGGACGTGTGGTGGGCGAACAGAATGAGACGAAAAAAGGAGGAAAAGAGAAATGACGCTGAATGAGCTGCTGGAAGTCATGTGGGATGACCATAAGGTGAAGGTCAATGTGGATGAGAACTGCGAGTATGCAATGAATGCCGGTGATATGAACAGAGTGGTCAAGCAGTATATCCTTGCACGGGAGATCGACCACATTGACGCGCCGTATTCAGGCTGCATACAGGTATACCTGAAATGAGCGAGCACAGGGCGCTTGACGCGCGGGAGGTCATGGCGTGCCTGCGGGCATGCGAGGACAAGCAGTGCAAGGATTGCGCAATCGGATTTGGGTTTGGGTGCGCAAGACACCTGAACCGGGAAGCGGAACGGGTCATCCGCGAACTGCTAGAGCAACTGAGCAACAGCCGAAAGGACGGGAAACCATGAGCGACGCGAACTATGACGAATACCGGCGAAGCCGAATGAGCAACGACGAGCGGCAGGGCATTATGACGCTGGACATGCTGGGACGGAGCTTTGACGAGGCCGCAGAAAAGCTGGCCGGAAGGCTGAAGAGCTACAAGTACCTGAAACGAGACCTGGGCGCAATCAGGGGTGCGCTCCTGCGGATACGGACTGCGGCGCTTGACGGCGTGCAGAAGGACATCGAAGAGACGATCCTGCGCCAGAGCTGGGATTACACGCTGGCGATTGCGCGGGTAAGCCCGATCAGGCCGAGCATGAACATCGTTATGCCGATGGAGCACGAATGGCAGCTCATCAGCCTGGCGCTTGAGGAACGATGCGGCGTATGCCTGAAGACAGACGCGGAGGCGCGGAAATGCGAGCTACGGAAGCTGCTGCGGCACTACCTGAACGAGCCGGAACCGGAGCTTTCGGCGTGCGGGTACATGGGATGCGAACTGAATGACAAAGTGAAAAACATGAACAAGCAGAAGCTTGAGATATAGGAGGCGAGAATGTGAAGGCGAAAGAGATTGCGAAGCGCGTGCTCAAGACCGGGTATGCGGGCATCCTACAGGACGCGAGCGACCGGCAGTGGATTACGGACGGCAAGAACGCCTATCTGGCCGACGAGAGCCTGAGACTGAGCGACGAGAACCTGCTGGCGGCGCTGGATGTTCAGAAGGACAAGCGGGAAAGAATCCTCATAGGCCATGAGGGGAAGGACGAGACCATTGCCTACTGCATGCAGACGCTCGCGCCGTTTATCGGGATGGACAGGCGGCTAGAGGAGCGAGACCTGAGGCCGGGCGTGAGCGTGTGCTACGTAGGGGACACAGTGACCAGCCTGAAGGACGAGGAAACGGGCGAGGTCGTCTGGGCGCGGCAGAGCTACATTCACCCGGCGGACGGCAAAGAGGGACTGGGCTTCGCGCGGCGCGGGCCGCTGGTGGCGCTGTACGAGGACATGTTCTGCTGTGCGGTCATCACACCGGAGGACGACGCGGTGCAGGAGAGGATTGAGGAGGACATGCGCTGGGCGCTGGGCGACCTTGAGACCGACGAGGAGCTGCGCAGGCGCGCGGAGGCGGCAGAGGCAAGAGCAGAAGCGGAGCACAGGAGAGCGGAAATCGCCGTCAGGCGGGCGATTGAACAGGCGAAGCAGAAGGAGGAAAACGGGAATGAAGCTGAATGATCTGGCGAAGAGCATCCACAAAAACGCGGTGGAGCACGGATGGTGGGACGAGGACAGGAAGTTCCCGGAGATTGTGGCGCTAATCCACTCGGAGGTATCCGAGGCGCTGGAAGAATACCGGAACGGGCACAGGCCGGACGAGGTGTACTTCGGCGAGGGCGGGAAGCCGGAGGGTATCCCGGTTGAGCTGGCGGACGCGATTATCCGAATCCTTGACTACTGCGCGCACGAGGGAATCGACATCGAGAGCATCCTGGTGCGCAAGCACGAGTACAACCGAGACAGGCCGTACAAGCACGGCGGCAAGAAGTGCTAAGCACATAAGCGGTTAGCCAACAGGCGAAGCGGGAACGGCAGGCGGGGCCTGCCTGCCGTCCTCGTATGGGGTATTAAAAGATAGACAACAGGGGGAGCACAGCCGATATGTTTACCTGTAGCGCGGAAAAGTATGCATTTCTTTTTGACAAGGAAAACCGTGAAGAGCTGCTGATGAAAGGAGTGGGAAACCAGAGGGTGAAGACGGTGAGGGCGGGAGAGCTGCTCTACATTGCGAGCTTCCCGGTTTGGAACACCCGAGCACAGGCGGAGCAGGCGAAGAACGCGACGAGGAATGCGGAGGCCGTCCGCTGGGTGAATGTGCGAAACCGCAGAACGAGGTTTGAGCAGATCGTGCACGCGAACTTTGGCCGGGACGACTATTACTTCACGGCGACCTACACCGAAAGCCCGAAGGGGAACCGGAGCCTCAGCGAGGACTACTACAGGGACGAGCCGCAGGACGAGATCGAGGCGCAGAGCAACGTGCGCAAGTTCATTCGCGCGCTGCGGGCACTGGTCAGGCGCAAGGGCGGCGAGGTGAAGAAGCTCAAGTACCTGTACGTAACCGAAGAGACCTATACCAGGCATCCAGACCCGGCATACGACAGGGCGAGGTATCACCACCATATGCTGATTACGCGGGAGGTGGGCAACGGGGTGATCCTGACGCGGGACGAGATTGAGCAGCTCTGGCAGGACATGCCGTTTGCGAGCGGGCGCGTGAGATGCGACAGACTCCAGCCGGACACGAACAACGGCCTGTCCGCCGTGGCGCAGTACCTTGTAAAGCAGGAGAAGGGCGAAACCCTTGTGACCGAAAAGGGCGCACGCAAGAACCAGCACCGATACGCCGGAAGCAAAAACCTGAAGAAGCCAGAGCCGACCGTGGCAGACCACAAGATTTCCAAGAGGCGCGTACAGCGCCTTGCAACCGACGTGCGCGCGAACGCAAAGGACATCTTTGAGAGCCTGTATCCGGGATACAAGCTGTGCGAGGAGCCGATCGTGCGCACGAGCGACTACGTGGAGGGCGCGTACATCTACGCGAAGATGATCCGCAAAGGAGGAAGAAATGAGCAGAAAAAAGGACGAGCTGGGCAGGCCGCTGATGGAGCCGCCGGTACCGACTGAGAGCGCGGAGCAGCAGTCGCTGTTTATGTGGGCGGAGTACAACAAGACGAAGTACCCGGAGCTGAGGTGGATGTATCACATACCAAACGAGGGCAAGAGGAGCTTTCAGCGCGGGGCGCAGATGCGCAAAGAGGGCCTGAAAAAGGGCGTGCCGGACGTCTGCCTGCCGGTGGCCAGAGGTAACTACAGCGCGCTGTACATCGAGATGAAGCGCATACGCGGGGGAACGATGACTGCCGAGCAGAAGGAATGGGCGGACGGCCTGAGCCGGTGCGGCAATCTGGTGATGCGGTGCAACGGCTGGGAGCAGGCGGTGCGAGTGATCGAGCAGTACCTGAACTGCTGGGAGGACTTTAGATGACAAACAAGGAGCGGCTGCGGGAGTACGGACGGCTCGAAGTGGACATAGAGGCCAAGATCGAGCAGCGGGCGCGCCTGAAGCAAATCCTGAAGCAGGCGGGAGACCGAGAGGAAATCCGAAAGCAATACGAGGCGGCGGACGAGAGCCTTTGCAGGCAGCTCGACCGTCTGTTTGTCGAGCAGCGCGCGATACGGGAGGCCATTGAGCGGATAGAGGACGAGACGCTGCGAAAGCTGCTTGAGTACAAGTACATTAACGGATGGAGCCTGAAGAAGATCAGCCACAGGATGTACATCAGCTATGACTGGCTGCGCCACCTGCACGGGGAGGCGCTGACGAAGATACAATTCCGCGAGGCGAGACGGCGAAGAAACTGAACAGCACAAGGCGCATGCAGACGGGAGAATCCGCTTGCATGCGCTAAATCTTAACACAAAACGGAAAAGACAGCACACCACAACACATTTTGGACGGCAAAATGTGAAGTGAGACCCTTAGTGGAGGCGCCCACGGCGGCAGAAGAAGAGATCGCCAGGGCGGGATGCGGCGCGGCGGAGGGGACGCGCCGATTGAGGGAAAGGAGGGAGAGCGGATGGCTGCAAATCATCCATACCTGAACATCGACATGAGCGACGTATATGAAAAGCTCAACGAGATGAAGCAGGTCGTGGGCGAAAAGAACGCGGCGAAAATCCTGTACTGGACGGTAAAGGATTCGGCGAGACATATCCGCGCAAAGCTCTCTCCGATCCTGCGAAAGGAGTATCAGTCCAGGGCGATGACCATCCGGCGGAGCATCGGGAAGGCAATCATGACGGGCGAGATGAGCTGCGTAATCCCGATAGAGAATGCGCGCAACATCATCGGCGGAAGTGACTTCCCGCTGGACGGCTCGACAACGCGCGTGGTGAAGGGCAACGCAACGAGGCGCAAAAAAGCGCTTGAGGCGGGCAAAAAGCCGAAGCCAGGCAAGAAGTACAAGATCAGGGCGAAGATACTGAAAAAGGGCGTCAGCACGATGCCGGACGTCATGCCGGGCGCGGGCAGAAGCAGCTACGGCGACCAGCCGCCCTTCCTGATGCCGGTAAAGAGCAAGTCAGGGCCGACGGGGAAGCACATTGTCATGACGCGTAAGGGCAAAGCAAAACTGCCGATCATCCGGGTTGTTGGCATCGGCGTGCCGCAGATGCCGCTGAACCGGTCGCGTGCGGCAGTGGAAGATGACATTGCGGACTTCGCGATGGATCGTCTGGTACACCACTACGAGGCCGTACTGAAGAAGTACGTGAAGTAGCATGGCCACAGCGATGACGAAGAAGGAGCTTGCGGCGCTGGCAGGCTACACCTACAGGCGGCTGTACGACATCGACAAGACGCTACCGGAGGACAAAAAGCTGTTCGTTCCGGCGGGCACGGGCGGAAAATGCGACGCGGCGACGTTTGTGCAGCGGTGGGTGGACTACAGAGTGAGCGAGGACGGCGGCACGGACAAAGACCTGGACAAGGTGCGCGCGGAGCACGAGCGCATCAAGACGCGCAAGACCGAGCTTGAGGTGGCCAAAATGGAAGGCACGGTGGTACCAATTGACCAGGTGAAAGCGGAGTGGGCGAAGATCGCGCACACGGCAATGCAGGCGATGATGGTACTGCCGGGCAAACTGGCTCCAAGGCTGATCGAAATGGAGAACGCGGAGGCCATCGGAGGAATCATCGAGCAGGAGGTGCGCGCCGCGCTGGTGGCGCTGTCCGAGGCGGGAGAGGAAATCGCCGCGCAGGTGAAAGAGGACGCGCCCGAAAGCGAGGATGAGGACGAATGAACCTGATCGCCGAGGCGGTAAGGGACACCTACCGCATGTTCAGGCCACCGAGCAAGCGCACGGTGAGCGAGTGGGCAGACGAAAGGCGCGTGCTGACCAGCGAGACCAGCAGCGAGGTCGGCAAGTGGAACACGAGCCGCGCACCCTTTCAGAAAGAGATCATGGACGCGTTTACCCAGCCGGGCATCTGGCAGATTGCCATCATGGCGAGCAGCCAGGTGGGCAAGACGGAGATGGAGCTAAACATGCTGGGTCGCCTGATTGACGAAGACCCGGGAAGCGTGCTGTTCGTGCAGCCGACGCTTTCACTGGCAGAGGATTTTTCCAAGCGCCGCGTGTCGAGCATGATTTCGGCCTGCCCGTCACTGGCGAGCAAGGTGTACGAGGCCAAGACGCGCGACGCGAACAACACGATTTTCATGAAGCAATTCCCAGGCGGCAGCGTGACCTTTGCGGGCGCGAACAGTCCGCGCGAACTGGCCGGACGGCCGATAAGGTATCTGTTTATGGACGAGATTGACGGCTTCCCCAAGAGCGCGGGCACGGAGGGCGACCCGATCAAACTTGCGGAGCGCAGAACGGAGACGTTCCGCTACAACCGAAAAGTGGTGGTGACCAGCACGCCGACGATCAAGAACGGCCCGATCGAGAGCCACTACAAGAAGGGCACGCAGGAAGAGTGGCACGTGCAGTGCCCGCACTGCGGAGAGTACAGCTTTATCCGGTTTGAGGACATCAAGTTCGACATTGTGGAAGCCGAGGCGGGCGGTGAAAAGGAAAAACAGGCAAAGAACATCCGCTGGATGTGTCCAAAGTGCCGGAACGAAAGCCGGGAGCACCAGACCAAGCGTCAGCCGGGCAAGTGGATCAAGCGCAACCCGGACGCGGAGGCGGAGGGAATCCGCTCGTTCCGCCTGAGCGCGTTCATGTCACCGTGGAGCGACTGGAAGGACATTGCGAAGAACTTTCTGGACGCGAAGGACGACCCGGAGCTGCTGAAGGTGTTTTACAACACGATGTTGGGCGAGAGCTGGGAGGTGCGCGACCGAAGCGGCGTGCCTGAAAGACTGTTTGCGCGGCGGGAGTACTATGACGCGGACGTGCCGGAGGG